GTGGCATGCAGTCATCCTGTTCGTATGTCTCAACAGTATGGTGGGTATATTTGTCAATACTGTGGGGCGTACATGCCTCAAGGGGGCGGCGCATCCTAACCACGCCGTAAGGAGTTGGCGGGCTGGTGCGAGTGGACATCATGTTTCAATCCTCGCCCGCCCCGAAGGACGGGCGCTACATTGGTATTAAGTTCGCCCCTCGCCACTTCACAGGGAGCATGAACAATGACACGAAAAGATGTTGAATTCCTGTCGTATCATGAAATGTTTACGGGATTTCGAGACTTGTTACTTGCCCACGACGCCGAGCAGCGGAGTATTATTGATGAGCAAGTCGAGGAGAGTCGTGGTCTGCGTGCAGATGTGAAGCTGATGCAAACGGCCAATGCCGAGTATCGCCAGGAGATAGTACGGTTGCGGGAACTATTAGGGCAGTTACACGGCCTACAAAACGGATGCCCGCTCCCAAAATATGAGAAAGATTGGTTGCATTGCATGGAGCAGGTTGAACGCCTGCTCTGTCTAGATAAGGAGGAGCACTCATGAACCAGTATTGGCGAGAACTACGCGAAGCTCTGATCCCCTATTTCAAGGGGCTGGGGTTGTATATGCTAGGGGTTCTCACTGGGGCGCTGGGGATGCTGATGGTCTGGCATGAGGTCGAGACGAAGCCGAAGCCTCAGTCTGTGCTCTCGGTGAGAATTGGTGATAAAGAATGCCATTGGAAAGAAGAGCAGAAGCGGTCTGATCTAGAGACGCAGATTAAAACACTCAACGCCAAGATCGACGCCAACTATACCCAACAGCTACAGCGGCAAAAGGAAGTCCGTTTTAAGGCCGACAAGCTAGAATTGGCGAAGCAGGTCCATGACGCGCAGCTCGTGACGGCCCAAGATGGAGCGGATGATATTCGGAAGATAGCGGCTGAGTTGGGCGTGAGCAGGATGGTGGTGAAATGAATCATAGCTCTCCGGTTGAGACTCACGTAGCTAGGAGGAGGACGAGGAATTGCGAGTGGTGCTGGGAGCATATTAAGCTTGGTGATGAGTACCGTCGGTATCGGTTTTACGATGGCGGGCATGCGTACACGGTGTATATGCATCCTGAATGCTACGTGGCTATGACGGAGATAGCGCGTGAAGAAGGCGGGTGGTTCGAATGGACACCTGGGATGGAGAGACCGCGCACAGAAGAGGTGACGCCATGATGCCGGTTGAATACGTGAGGCGGCAGCTTGAGCTGAAATGCACGGCGCTCGGATCACAGAAACGATTCAGCCAAAAGCACCATGTCTCATTGCCGTATGTGAATGATGTGCTCCACGGCAAGCGTGAGCCAGGGGAGAAAATACTGAAGGCACTCAAGATGAAACGGGTAACAGGGTATGTGTACGTATCCGTGCTCCTCGTGGCAGTGTGGTGTTCCTCTGCCTATGCTGCCGATGTCACGCTCGATTATGGAGAATTTAAGAACATGGTGCAACAGTGCCATGTTTGCCGGAAGGCGGTCGCGGCCTACAAAGAGAAGGATCAGGCCCAGGCCTCCGTGATCGACTCACAGAAGTCCTATATCGAAACCCTAGAAGAAGGCCAGCGTATCCAGGTGCAACTGAATGAAGCCTACGAAGCGAAACTGAAGGAGGGAGTAGAACTGAGTTGGTATGAACGAGGGGGATGGCTGGCTACAGGTGCCGTGGTGGCATTGGTCACGAAACGGTATGTACCAATCGGGAGGTGGTGGAAATGATCTGGACGACGGTGAAGCCGACGAAACCGGGGTGGTATTGGTGGAGGGTGCCGCATTGTGCAGACCAGATTGTAGAAATCATTCTCGGGGGCGGTCGAAACAGTAAACGTCTATGGGTAATCCGGCAAGGGTGCGGCACAACGACCCGTCTGGATCAGATAGACGGTGAATGGCAAGGGCCTCTAGAACCAGAGGAGCCAGTATGACACGGAATCCTAAATATGTTTGCCCGGAAGGACATTTAGTGAAACGTACATGTCATGAATTGACAATTGAGCCTCTGCATTGGTTCTGTAAGGATTGTAGATCGACCTACACAGATAACGATGTTACACCGAAATCAAAGGTGAAACCATGACCCCCGACGAACTGAGGGCGAGGTGCGAGGCGTTTGCCAAGTGTGAGGATCATTACGAGTTTTATGACTACGTTGGGGATACCGTGAGGGTGTCGGATCTTGAAGCCCTCTGCCGGGAGATGATCGCGGAAGGCTTGAGGAGGGCGGTAAATAATTAACCAAGGGGGGTTTATGTGGGTACTGTTACTCATCAGTATGTGGCCGACAGGTGGAAACATGAGTCAGGCCATTGGGTAATTTACGAGTAAGGATCTGTGTATCATCGCCGAGCAAGCGATGGTACGTAGCGTGGAGAAATTCGGAGACAGCCAATCGAGTCATAGCTACAAGTGCGAACGATTACCTAAATAACCAATAGGGTAAGAGGGAGATGGCGAGGGGCCTCGAAAGGGGTGACAACAGAAGACGCTACCTACCGGCTCCTTCAATGGGGCAGGTCAGAACGGTGTGCGACCCCTCGCCTACCTTGCAAGGAGCGAGATGACACAAAAGAAATCGGATCGGTTTGAGCGGATGGTTGGAGCCTGCTATTTCAATGATCGATCAGATGCGGCTGATGCTGATTGCGGAGGAGCGTGACAGCATCAGCCGGTAGTGAGGATGGTGTTACGTGAATTTAAGGTGTGGGCCACGACATCACCGAATGGGTACGCTAGCGCGCCAACATTAAGGCATGAGAGAGCTAAGCAGTGCCGTGACATCCTCAAGAAACTCACCGAAAGGGGAACGTGATGCACTGGACGAATGACAGACCGACAACGCCGGGGTGGTATTGGTGGAGTGAGGAACCGGGCTTGATGAATGGATTGATTTGTTGGGTGAGTACTGATGGATGGGCTTTATTTATTGAGTTTGCGCCCAGGAGAGTCCAGGACATGCCTGGCAAATGGGCAGGCCCCATCCCTGAACCAAAGGAGCCAGCATGACCCCCGAACAAATCAGGGGGCGGTGCAGAGAAGTGCTGCGTGATTTCACTGACGCCGAGCACGCCAAGAGGGAGCTGGATGTGCTTGAGTCCCTCTACCGCGAAGCGATGGCGGCGGGGTTGGAGATGGCGGCGGACGATGCGAAGCAGAGACAAATCCATGCTGAGCGAAGTAACTACTAACATGCCACGGATTAGTAGATTTTAGGAGGAGGGGAAATGCTGACCTGGACGAAGACCCGACCCACTGTAATAGGCTGGTACTGGTGGAGACGTGCATATTGTGATGGGGAGCAAGTGGTTGAAGTTATAAAAGATGGCCGGTTGTTGTTTGCGCTGTTCCAAGATGATGAAAAAGACAATGCAGTGCGCAGTCTGGGTGGTGCATGGGCAGGCCCGATTCCAGGCCCAGAGGAGCCATCATGATGGAATGGATCTTAGCCCTCTTAGCTGTGGCGATTGGCGGGTTGCTGTGGATGGGCTCTCACCGGCAAGACTAAGGAGGTTTCTATATATGCCATGGTACAGACCGGTTTATCCAAGGTCGAATGGATGTGGATATATTAGAATATGGATGCCAACGCATGATCTGGCGAATAACTCAGGCCACGTATACCAGCATGTTCTTATTGCGTCAAAGGCCCTTGGAAGACCTTTACCAAAAGGATGCGAAGTCCACCACGTTAACGAGATCGGCTCTGACAATCGACCAGAAAACCTCGTGATATGCGACAGCTTGGCTTATCATAAGTTGCTTCATAGAAGGACACGCGCATACAGATCATGCGGAGACCCAACATATCGGAAGTGTCAGTTTTGTGGGAAATGGGAACCGGCAGGCACGGTAGGGTTTTACGCACCAGACAAGCAGGCATATCACAAAACTTGCAGATTAGCAGCCTTACTTAAAAAGAAACTAATGAGATCTGAATATGGCATGGTGTCAGATTCATCCAACGTACCAAGCTAAAGGTGAACCGACAGGGACCTGCCAAGCTTGTTGGCGTCTCTATTTCTACAAGAATCCTGAAGCGAAAGAAGTCCTGAAGCGGACGTATCAGGGGGCGGTGCAGAGAAGTGCTGCCAGAACGGTTGACAGAGGGTGGCTGATGTGCTGTAGTGAGAATAATTGAGGCTGTGTCTGCGAGCACAGTAATGATGTTCTCGGACAGGAGTAATCCTGTTCGCGACAATGGGGGTCCGGACAATTCTCGCAGATTGTCTGGCCCCCTTTTTATTTGAGGGTGGGGTGAGTATGCCTCCGATTAAACGCTACTTTCATTGTAGCCAAGAGATTCTTGCAGACCCTGAAATTTGGGAGATGATCAATGAATTTGGAGACCGGTTCATCCTCACCTGGCTCCAAATTTTGATCTATTTAGAACGGACGGATAACCACTGGAGATTGGTTGGAGATTGGTTGGCCGTGCTGTCGCGGAGTGTTCGCCAGTCATCCGCCAAGGTACGGCGGCAGGTTGGCCAACTGGTGGCGAAGGAATGGCTACTGGTTGGCGAAGTCGCGGCGGATGGTTCGCCGTTGGTTTTAAAAGGGCGTAACTGGTTGAAATATAATAAATCACGGTATCCACAAAAAGATTCATTGCAAACAGCATCGGGGATTGATACCTCACCCCTCCGTTCCGTTCCGTTCCCTTCCGTTCCTAAAGATAAAGAAGAAGAGAAGAAGGGGATGCAAGGGGAAGCGCGATCCGTTCAGAAACGGTCACGCGCCGCCGTCTGCGATGTGGAGTGGGTACAGAGTTTGAAAGAGAACCCGGTGTATACCGGGATTGATATCGACCTAGAACACAAGAAAGCCTCGGTATGGTATCCAGAGCATAATCGGCAGCTCACTCGTCGTGCGTTTGTGAACTGGCTAATCAAGGCCATGAGCGATAAGCCGATGATAGCCAACAAAGATACTTCAACCTGCCAAGAGCGAGTGCAGCGAGGGGCGTTTCTGAAACCGTGCGGGGAGCCGTCTGTTGTGCAGATCGGGGGGCAACCGCGATGCCAAACACACAAGGAGGCGTATGAATCACGAATTAGCCGTACAGCCACATGACGAAGCGTTAGAGCAAGCGGTCTTAGGGGCGCTGTTGATCGGCGGATCGTTTGACGACGTGGCCGAGCATCTCAGCGTGGAGGATTGGTATTTTAGAAAGCACCAGGCAATTTATTCAGCCATGCTGATGCTGCGGAGGCAGAGCGAGGCTATTGACTACCTCACGGTCGGGCAGATGCTCGGACAGACCGGCAGCCTTGAGACGGTTGGCGGGAATGCGTACCTCGCTGAACTCGTGGCGAATGTCGTGTCAGCGGCGAACATTCAGTCTCACGCGAAGGCGGTCAAAGAGCTGTCGCTCTTGCGTGGGTTGCGGAGGATCGGGCAGGATCTCACGATGCAAGCCGAGCAGAAGCACGACGCCTCAGTGATTGCGACAGAGGCGGAAGGGAAACTCTTCACGACCATGTGGGCGAGGCAAGTGCTGCCGTGGCGCACGAGTGCCGACGTGATCAGTGAAACGCTTGACCATGTGGTGTTGATGCAGAAGCGCGGGGAGGTGTTAAGTGGGATTACGACCGGCTTGACCGACTTAGATAAAATGCTCGGCGGGTGGCAACCAAGCGATCTGGTCATTTTGGCAGCACGGCCAAGTATGGGCAAGACTGCGCTCATGTGCGGGGCTGCGATTGCAGCGGCCAAGGCTGGGCATACGGTGGCGGTTTCTAGCTTGGAAATGAGTGCACGGCAGCTCGGCTCTAGGATGCTGGCGATTGAAGCGAAAGTGAATGTGTTTGACTTGACCAACGGGCGGTTGCATCAAGGGGCCATGTGGCCGATTGCGGACGCGGCGCAAGTGCTCTCCAGTGCGCCGATCTCTATCGACGATTCCAGTATCATGACGATGGATAAGCTGAGGGCGAAGGCGAGACAGCTGAAGGTCAAAAAACAGGTTGATGTCTTGTTTGTGGATTATCTCCAGCTCATGGAAGGCAAGAACAGCCGGGACAATCGACAGGTCGAAGTCTCGCAGATCTCACGCGGCCTGAAGCTCTTAGCGAAAGAGCTGGGTATCACCGTGGTCGCATTGTCACAACTCTCTAGGAAATGTGAGGAACGGGAAGACAAGCGGCCTATTCTTTCAGATCTTCGGGAAAGTGGATCGATTGAGCAGGATGCGGATATTGTAATCGAGTTGTATCGTGATGAGGTCTACAACCGTGAGTCACCAGACTTAGGGACCGCCGAAATACTCATCAGAAAACACAGGAACGGGCCGATTGGGGATGTACGAGTCTCGTTTGTGAGCACGTCGGCTAAGTTTACGGATCTGACATGAGGCAGGAATGGCTCAGGAAGTGGCCTGCTTGCCAATATGAGCGTACTTTATAGAAAAGACGATGGACTGATCACGGTGGTATAGTCGACAACTATGGTAATTATTGGCGTACAATACAGTAAAGCTGTGCAGTAACAATGAGTTACATTGGTCGACACGGCCTATATCCTGACGCAGGACCAGCAAGCAGGAGCGGTGAATGCGACGAGGAAGGTGCGGTAACGTGACGGGCCAGCGGAGGCCAGCCCGTCGAGAGGTTTATGCGTGGTAGATCGTGGTGTGGTCTACATCCCTAGCCGTATACCGCGTCGGATCACCTACGCCCCGATAGATCAGTGCCGCTAAGGCGTGGGCTGCAAACATGTCTCTCGTCTCTTGTTCGGTCATGACGCCCTCTCTTTCGGGACGGATGTCAACACGCTCTTGATGCTGGTGTCATCGTTAAATGTTTCGACGATATGCTCGGCAAGGATGGTTGCAAACTCCTGTCCGCCTTTCACGGTTTTAATCTTCGGCACGTCGAGGATCAATGTGATCTTCATGGGGCTCCTTTCGGTCGAGGATGAGAGTTGAACAGGGCTGGCCGGCGCGTACTTTGATGCTCTCAGCCAGCAGGTACTGCAACATGGCCTCTCGGGTTGGGAAGCGGATGAGGATCATAGCCGCCTCCATGGATTCACCTTATGGGCCTGGACCACGATTGGGTCGGTGTGCTCCATCTCTTCAACGATCACTTCCGCCTTGCCTTCCTTCCACCACGCACAGAACACCGCGTAGCAGGAGTGGAGTATCCACACCGCGACAAAGCTGTCCAACCGCTCCAGTGTGTGCCGTTGCACATTGCCGTCGTTCAGTCGGAAGGTGAACTCGTCAACGTACCGCACGGAGTCGCTGCAACATGAACCACGCCGACTTTTGCGTAATGCCGATTTCTTTAGACAATTGCAAAGAGGAAATACCTTCGGCTTTGGTGATGGCCATTCCTGCTAGTGATCTCCCGGCCCCTCAAACGTATCAACGGCCTGTTGTGCTCGCTGTGTAGCCGCACGATCTCCAACCAGTTGCGCCTGCAACAGTACCTCGTACAGCCGTGTCCGTTCCTGCTCTCGCTCAACCGCCTGCGCGTATCGGTCCGCTAGTAAACCTGTGAATGTTGTGAATTTCATGCTGTCCTCCTGGGTTGAGTGTGCGGTCATACTGAACTGTAGTGCATGCCCTGTGCCATGGCTAACTACGCGGAATCGTTGAGAGTGCGTTATTCGGATCATCCCGAGTTGGGGCGATCTGGCAACTAAACTGCCTCAGTGTGGCGGAATTGCATTTTCGTTCTTGACTTTTGCTTTCAACCAGCCTAGAGTGAAGGGCGGCAGGCGGGCGTGGCAGACTAAGGGGGCGGCCCACCCCACATAGGCCGACCATTATCCGATAATAATAGGAGCATCCATCGTAGCCTAGCCGTAGGCGTTATCCCTCATCCCTCATCCTAGTTGCACCCTCCTCTCCTCTGTGCTAGTACTGTCTCCATGCCTGAGCCAGCGCCCTCGCCCACTCCTCGCATCCGCTCGCAGCGCACGAAGACCGGCCAGCACTCCAAGACCATTCTCGACCTCGCTCACAAAGGTGTGAACAGCGAAAAAATCGCCAAGATTGTCAATGTCCACCCCTCGACCATCCGACGATTCCTTGATAAAATAGAGCCAGAATATCAAGCCCTTAAAGACTTTCGATCAGGACGAGCTGATACGCTGGCGACGATGCAAGCGAAGAATCTCATCGTGCAAGATAAATTGCTGGATCTGTTGCGGAAAGACGGACTCCTCGCCTCACTATCTCCCTCGCAAATAAGCGGCCTTGTTTTCGCCCTCAATACTCAGCACGGCACGCTCTACGACAAAGAGCGCCTCGAAACAGGCCAATCCACAGCCAATATCAGCACAATTAGCAAAATGCTCGATGGTCAGGTGAGTACGCTCTACAAACGTACCTCAGGGTTAACCCCTAGTTCTGAGCCAGCTCCCTCGCAACCTGTTGATTCTAATGTTGCAGATATTATGTAGGAATGAGGAATACCGCATAAACAGCGGTGTTTCATTGATAGAGTCTGATAATGTACAAACTGTTAACTCTCCATGGTACCAGGCAAGAGCATCGACCGTGCCATGGCTCGCCAGATTCGAGAGGCCGGGGGACCTGGTGGTACGGGGGGAAAAGTGAGGCGATGTCTCCGAATACCATCCTCCGCAGCTCAATCGTTCCAAAATTTTATTTTCATAAAAAGGAGATCCATGGAAGCACGTACCTGTCAAACATGTCGGTACATGGAAATTCCGAAAGGGGATTACCCGGAATGTCATCGGTACCCGCCGTTTGATCGACGGTTTCCGATTGTGGAGGTGACGGAATGGTGTGGGGAATGGATGATGATGAAAGCGGGGAAGCGACCCGGATGAGTGAAGAGATGCGGTGCCCTGACTGCCGGCGGACGTGGCCGATTCAGACGGAGGTGTACGCAGAGAACGGAGTGGACGTTATCGCGGTGTTTTGGTGCTGCCAGGTGTGCGGGATTGCGCGGAGTGTCGCGCAGGAAGATGGTGACGCGAACGGGTTGACCCGCTTGATGTTGCGGATGCGTCACGGAGAGGAGACCACATGAGCGAGCAACGGATTTCAGCGGATGTCCACAGTAACGCGCGGAAGGACGGCATGGTGATTGAGCTGCCGATTCGTCCGGGCGGGATCAAGACGGTGGTCGTGCTGGTGCTGGGGGAAGACGGGCGGCTCCATGTCTCAGGGCCGTTGACTGAGCCGAATCTGATGGCGTCGATCTTGAAGCGGGCGGAGAAGCTGTTACGGCTGTACCACAGCACGGCGCTCGTGCAGCCGGTGACGGCGCTGCCTGGGGTCCCGCGCATATGACGAGTACCACGACCCTCACCAAGGACCAAGCCGCTGAGGCGGATCGGTGGGTGCTGGACCCGTTCTACTGGGCCACACGCTTTCTCGGTGAGGACTTTGATCCGTGGTCAGGGCAAGAGCAGTTATGGGACGCCTACCGGAAGCTCCTAAACGCGAAGCTCAAACGCTACCAACTAGGGCCAGAGGCGTTGACGCCGGAAGAGACGGAGCTTGCCGACAAGATGGGGATTTCGGTGATGTCGGGGCATGGGCTCGGGAAAGAGCGATCCGTCACCGGGATCGGGCTCCATTACCTCTCCGTCTTGAAGGTCTACAAGCCGAAAGGGGTCTGTACGGCTCCCGCCGGCCCGACGCTGCAATCGACGCTCTGGCCGGAGTTTGGCAAGGTCATTGCCAGTAGTGAGATCTTGTCGGCACTCTTTGAGAAGCAGGCCAATCGGATCTATCTGAAAGAGGACCCGAACAACGGGGAGTTCTCCCGCATTGAGCCACGGACGATTCAGCAGAACTCCAGCCCTGACGAGCAAGGGGTGGTCTTGGCCGGTATTCATGCGATTGGTGTGATCTATCTCATTACGGAAGCGTCCGGCGTCCAAGATCCGGTCTTTAAGCCGATTGAGGGCGGGCTGACGGACCCCCTCTCGCTCATGATTATGATTTTTAACCCCACGAAACGGACAGGGTTTGCCGCCGAGTCGCACACGAACAACCGGAAGCAGTGGGTGTGCCTGCAATGGGATGCGCGGAAGCTGAAGCAGGAGAAGCTGTCGTCAAAAGGACGATTCTCGTGGTTTAACGAGCGGGCGCAAGATGTGTTGATTGAGAAGTACGGGGAAGACTCGGACACCGTGCGGATTCGCGTGATTGGGATGCCCCCGAAGCAAGCGGCGGACACCCTGATACACTACGACGCGGCGATGGCCGCGAGTGAGCGCGAGATCCTGCTCATGCCTCACGATCCGCTGTCGATTGGGGTAGATGTGGGCGGGGGTGGCTCGGGGGGCGATCCGTCGATTGTGACGGTCTTGCGCGGGCCTAAGCTCGTGGCACTGTACGAATTTGTGACGGTGGACGAGTTTCGGCTCGCCGATCATGTCGCGGATATTCTCTCAAAAGAGCAAGCGAACCTCGCGCCAGATGCGGCCTTCGCGGTCATGGTGGACTCGGGGGGGCTCGGGCGGTCCACCTACAAAATGCTGGTCGATAAGCACCATCTCAGGAACGTCTATGGCATCGATGCCGCGCAATCGCCCATGCGGGACCAGGAATTTCATCGGATGCGCGATGAATTGTGGTGGGAACTCCGCGAGGCGTTTATGGAAACGAAGGAAATTGCGCTGGACCCGAGGGTGAAGAATTATGATGAGCTGATCGCGCAGCTCACGTCCATCAAATGGGCGTCGGTGGCGTTGAACGGGCGGACCCGGACGAAAGTGCAAGGGAAAGGGTCGTCCTCTGGAATTCCGAACGTCAAACCTTTGCTCCATTCGCCAAACGAAGCCGATAGCCTCTGTCTGGCGTGGCGCGGCTATCTTCGCTATTGCACAAAAGTGCCTGAACGCTTCAGGCGGACACGAACACGGCAGACGGGCGTATCGGTTTCGTGGAAGGTGGTGTGAATGAAAGGTGGTGATGGCCATGGGATACGGCATGCCGAGCAAGAAGTCCGGCAAGAAGAAAAAATAGCCCTGATGGCGATCCGGCGCAAGGTCAAGGGGGCGTTTACGGAACTCTCCTTGGCCTTGCACGAGCTTGACAAGTACCTGGGGAAATGATAGAGGGCTAAGGTAGATTCAACTGTAGCACCCGCCTCCACGGAGCCGCGTGCGAAGGAATGACCCTTCGTACATGGCGCGTAGCACCCCACGATACTCCACCACCGAACTCGATTTTCTTATTGAGTCCATTAAGCGCGAGACGGACGATACGGTCCTGCACCGGCTGGACCGAATGGTGTTTGGGGGCATTACGCATCCCGTCCGGCAAGCCTACGAGCGGGACGCCTCGCTCGATTATCACTTCCGCGAAGGCGACCATTACACAGCCGAAGAATTGGCGGCGTATACCGAGCGGAAGCAGCCCCCCACGAAGCGCAACGAAATCGCCCCCATTATCGAGCGCATTACCGGGCAACTGATTCAAACGCGCCAAGTCGCTACCTTCCTCGGGCGCAATACCCCATCTGACGATCTCATCGGGCAGCTCTCCCAAGACTATATGCGGTTCATTGACCAAGTGAACCTCTATGAGTTTGAGGAACAGGACATGGTGGATGACGCCTTAGTCGGCGGCGTCGGCTGGCTCAAGATTGAGCCGCGTCCGAATGAAATGGGGCAGATGCAGATTGTCGAACGGGCTCGCAATCCGTTCAATATCGTCTGCGATCCCTATTCAACGCGCTATGACCCAAATGAAGACGGCGAGGCCAAGTTTATCGCGGAAGGCCGCTGGATGGACCTGGAAGACTCCATTAGTCTCTGGCCGGACAAAGCCAATGAATTAAAGCAGCTCACGAATGGACATGGCTATAGCGTGGAGTCGTTTACGGAGGTGAGCGCCGGGCTCCGCAACGAGGCGATGGCGGTCTATGTCGATGTCAAGCGGCATCGCCTCCGCCCGTTCGAGGTCTGGTACAAGCGGAAAATCAAGCTCTACCACCTCTTCCTGGAAGATCGCATCGTCCCGTTGCCCGTGCCGTTCGACAACCAGCAGGCCAACGAGATCATCCGAGAGCTGGGCGATGGGATCACGAAGAAGCCGGTCTATGTGGATCGGATGCATGTTGGGGTCTTTGTTGCGGGCCTCCTGATTCATCATGATTACTCGCCACACCGAACAAACCTCTTCCCCTACGTGCCGATGTATTTCCATCGTCGGAAAAATGGGGAGCCGATCTCGCTGTGCAGGCGGTTGGTCCCCATCAATGAAGCGATCAATAAGCGGGAGTCGAAAGCCCTCTCGCTGCTGTCGAACCGGCAAACGCTTGCTGAGAAAAACGCGGTCGAGGATGTTGAGCGGCATCAAGCCGAGAAGGCAAAGCCTGATGGGTTCATGGAGGTGCAGGAAGGGGCACTATCGAACGGCAAGATCCTCATTCGTGACAATATCGATCTTGGACAAGGGCAGCTCTCGCTCTTGCAGGAAGACAAAGACGCGATCCGTCGCGTGTCTGGCCATGGGAACGAATCCATGGGCATGCCGTCGGAAGTGCGGAGCGGAACGGGCATTGCGCGGAAGCAGATGATGAGCAATTACATCGTGCTCCCGACCATGAACAATCTGCGTCGGACACGGCATCTCAAGGCAAAACTCTGCTTTGCCTATCAACAGCAGTATCTGACGGAAGAAATCGCCTTTCAGCTCACGGACGATCCGAACACACCCCGTACGGTCACGGTGTCGAAGGGTGACATTGCGGCGATGAAAGAACGGATCTACGACATTGTGATCGTTGAAACGAAGGATTGGGCGACAGTCAGGGAGCAGCAGACCGAAATGCTTCTGACCGCGCTTCCGCAACTGGCGCAACATGGATCATGGATGGTGAAGCTCGGCATTCAGTTGAGCGACCTTCGGGAGAAGGAAGGGTTGCTCAAGATGATTGACGCGCAAAGTCAACCGGCTCCTGCCATGCCGAAGATGAACATTGCGATGACGTGGCAAGACCTCACGCCAGAGGTACAAGCCTATTATGCACTCACGGCCATGCAGAGCCCGGAACTGGCACAAGCGATCATGCAACAGGGCAATGACCCGGCCTTCGTCAAGAAATTGCAAGCCTCCATCGTGGAGACGCAAATCAAAGAGGGCACGCGGGCGACGATTGAGCGCGGGAATGTGGATCTGTCAGCGATGCAGACCGCGATGGAAGGGATGATGCGGTCTCGTGAGATCTTTGCCGCGAAACAGGAGGCGATGGATGGAACTGAGAATCCCGTATAAACAGATTGGCAATGCCCAAACGATCACGCCGATCATGACGCGACTCCTGGCGGATCGGTTGGGGGATGCGAACGCGATTCACCGCTACGAGGTGGTGAAGATGGAGGATGACGATGACCGACAAGTTCGGGTCGTCACCGTGAAGCCGAAAACCTATGTGGTGATGGGGTAGCTCATCACTGTGTCATCCTATCCACTACGCTGGATAGAGAAAGGGTCCCATGAGTACAGCCGTACAGCCACTAGCGCACGCGCAAGCCAGCTCCCCACTCAGCGATAGCCTCATGTCGATGATCGACCAGGCCCACGCTGAATCTGGTGATCCGACGTCTGCCGAGCGATCTGGTGCAGGAGCATCTCAGGAGGTGCCGAAGGCCGAGAGCATTCCCCCTACCGGAAAGGCTGCCGAGGCCACAAAGGACACCCCTGCCGAATCCGCGCCAATATCAGCGAAGGACGAGGCGAAACAGGAGCCTGCTGCCAAAAAGGGCGAGGCGGACCCCGTTGAGATGTTTAAAAAGCGGCTGAATGAGCAGACTGCCGTGAATTCTCGGCTTGGTCGAGAACTGAAGGAGACGCAAGGCAAGCTCAAGATTCTCGAACAGCAACTGGCGGGAACCTATGAGGCGCCTGTCGCCCCTTCACCGGAAGACCAAGAGCGGGTAGTAGAATTTCGCGGGAAAGAGACGGCGAGCCGTCGCATTGCGTCGGAAAAGTACGGAGACTCGTTTGTCGATAGTCAAATCTATGACGAGGGAGCCCCGTATCGACAGCTCATTGAGGCTGAGCCGTGGCATCATGTGCGCGTGGCTCGTGCTGATCATCCCGTCGAAGAGGCACTTCGCGTTCTTCGTGAGCGGAAGGTCTACGAAGAGCTGGGCCCGGACCCTGATCAATGGGAACGGATCATTACGGAGAAGGTCCGGCCTGAAATCATGAAAGAACTTCACAAACAGCAAGCCGCGACTCCATCCCTCATCGGGAAGCAAGCGCCGAGCGTGAGCGAAGCGCGGGGGGCGGCTGAAGGACGAGAGCCCGTCAAAGTAGAGGAAGATTTTTCCTTGTCGGCCATTGGCGGACACTTCCTTGATTGACGAGGTTTGAACAGAAAGGGGAGTTATGGGATTTACAGAGATCTTGGCATCGCAAGGCGTGACCGTGAAGCAGTGGGATGCAGATTGCAACAAGCGGTACCTCCGGCAGTTGTTCTGGAATCGGTTCATGTCCACGTCCATGAATTCACCGATTCAGGTCAAGGCGGACCTGACGAAGACCAAGGGCGATGCGATGACCTTCAATATCGCGTCTGAGATCGTCGGCGGGGTGGTGACGGGCTCTGCGAAAGTTTCCGGGAATGAAGGCGTGATGCATTTTGCGCCGTTTCAAGTGACGGTCGATAACGATAACGTCTCGGTGCGCGTCGAAAACATCCCCATGACGCAGCAACGAGCGGCCTTTGACACCCTCAAGGAAGCGCGTGATGGCCTCGCTCGGAAGCGAGCGCAGCGCACGGATGAGCGGATCACGTCGGCGCTCTCCGATATCACAGAAGGCCGCGTGAAGGGTCGGTACGTCTACGGCGTGGCGCCGAGCACGAATTGGAATGCGACGCATGCGACCGCCCTCGCGAATATGGACAATACCGATGACAAGTTGACCACCAACATCATCGATATTGCGAAGGAATACGCCAAGATTCCGCAGAATGCGACCGGGAAGATTCGCCCGATGATCGTCAAGGACCGCGACGAGGAGGACGGGTATCAGGAATGGTTCTTGATGGCTGCACATACCTATGCGATTCGCGACATGGTGAATCTTGACGCCGTGTGGCGTCAGCCGATGCTGTTGATTCCACCGATGGCCAACAAGAACAACGTGCTCTTTACAGGGAGTTCGTTCAAAGGGGCCTACAACGCTGTCTTAGTGCATGAGTGGGAAGGGATGGGGCTCGAAACCAACAGCAATTCCGTACAATGTTCCCATAACTTGCTTCTCGGGGCACAGGCTGGGTGCATTGCCTGGGCACAGCATAGCCGGTTCAAAGAGGAGCTGGATAACTACGAGGAAGACGCGGGCTATAAACTGCACGAGATCAACGGCATCAAAAAAGTGGTCTATGATTTCAATGCCGTGAACGGCGAATCCAACGAAGATTATGGGATCATCCATGTCTACACGGCAGCCGTGGGTCGGTAATCACGAAAGGAGCTGAACGATGGCTTTCAATTTTACGTCGCTATCGCGTCGGTTGCTGGACGTGATCGGAGTGGCGACACGATCAGAATACGGGATTGTGGCGCTCTCCGGTGGGACCGTGGTCGTCAAAACTACGTTTGAAATCGTGGAAGTCGCATTCGCGTCGTCCCAAACGGCGAACGCGGCACGGATTTCCGATATTTCAGCGGGGTCATTTACGATCACGGGAACCGGCACCGATGCCGTGATGTGGTTAGCAATCGGCAAAGGCGGGCGCTAAGAAAAGGGAGAAATCTTATGGGTTTACTATTGAATAAGTGGAGCTTCCAGTTGGTGGACGTGACGCAGAGCTATGCACAGACCTCGCTGGACGATGATACCGGGAAAGTCATGGTGTTGACGGAAGATACGCCGGATTCTCCGACGATCTACACGGACGAGAACGGGACCACCTTAACGGAAACCGGAGGGATTGGGGTCCTGACGATCACGAATGGGCGGGTCTCGTTTTTCACCGCCGCGACCGTCACGGCGGTGGATCTGAGCGGAATTACGGCGGACGGGCGAGCGATTGGACTGAACTCGGTGAGTTCGTCCGTTGGACGCATTCTCGTCAATCCGATGGGTTCGCGCCAGACCGTAGCCGTGCCGTTTGGGCCGAACAACAACAGCGAGCAGGATACCGGCCTGGATCTTCCCGCGAACTGCTTGATGACGGCGTACAATGTGTCGCTGCGCGTGACGACCGCGGACGCGACGGAAACCATCGATGTGGGCCTCTTGTCCGGGGAAGCTGGCGGGGATGCCAATGGGTTCATTACCGTTGGCGATGTCGGCACGACAGGATGGCGGGAGTTGCTTCCGCAGATCACGGGCGGCACGACCATTGACTACGTGGGGACGCGCTACATCGGTGATCTGCTGGCGACCAGTATCACTGGGGCTGATGCCGTGGCGACCGTGGGAGGCTTCACCTCGAAGCGGTACCGTACGGATGGCACGGCGAAGTCGATCAGCTATACCGGATCGGCAGGGTCTGATACGGCGGCCGGCTACGTGTACCTGAGCTGGGAGCGGTTGCCCTTCTAGCAAATGGGCCTAACGAGAGGGTGGGAGTGATCCTCCTGCCCTCTCACGAGGGATCTATGGAAGAACTCGACGAGATATCCCGGCGTGAGTTGCTGATTAAAGCACGCCAGGCGATTGAGAAAGACTACCAGCAAGCCGAAGCGGACAAGAAAGCCTTGGATGCACAGATCGAAGCGAAGCGGAAAGCGTTAGGATCGATCATTGAGCGCGTGGAGGCCGCCGCGTTGCAGTCTGACTATGAGCTGAAGCGGATTGCGGGAGAGACCATTACGGAGCGTGAGCGGATCCAAGCGCAGAACGATGCATTGAAGATCGAGCTGGCGCAACTGCACGCGGCCAAGAATAAAGCGGAAAGCGAATTCACCGCAACCGCCGTCTCTCTGGCGGAGAAGCTTGAGGAGCGGAGGAATAGATTGCAGGACGTGTCCAGCCGTGTCCTACAGGAAGAGGCGAAATTGAAGGCGTGCCAAGAATCGCTGGCACTCATCAAGCGCACACTCGGTAAGGCGGATTTGTAATGGTGATCATCGCACTCCTGCTCGTCCTCCTCGCAGGCCCTGCATGGGCGATTGAGGAATTTACTGGGGTCATTTTGCACTCTGGCGCGATTGCCAATGGAACCGGGGCGACCGTGCCCGTGACGCATTATGGGACGGCTGGGCTCGATGTGGCGATCACGAATACGGCCACGGTGACATTCAAGAGTCGGTCAGCTGGGACCCACACCTACAAAGACATTCGGTGTCTCAATACGGCGACTGGTGCGGTGGGCACGACGGCCACGGCTGCGAATGCGGGCTCGGGGGCGCACCGTCAGCGGTGCCGGTTCGGATGCTTATGGGGGTAGGATTATGAGGCTGTGGCTCTTACTTGCAGTGCTCCTTATGCAGGCGGTCCCTTCCTGGAGCATGGAACAGTATACCGAAGTGTTGCGCGATCAGTACGGGCGAGCCATTACCGGCGCCACCGTGACCGTGAAGAATGCCGGATCGGCTACGCTTGCGACGATTTATAGCGATAATGTCTCGACGGCGAAACCCAACCCATTTCTGACGAACGCGCTTGACGGGAGCTTGAACTTCTATGCCTCGAATGGCGTCTATGACATTACCTTTTCCTATCCTGGGATCACCTTCGATGCCAGTAAGACGCGACGAATCGGTATCTTCGATGTCAACGATTTCTCTGGGGGTGGGGGTGGTGGTGGGACCGCTTCCTGTTACCGGCTCGTCAGTGACGTATCGTATACCGTGGTGGCGGCGGATAACAACTGCGTAGTGGAGTTCAGCAACGCGGCGACCGTTGCGGTGACACTCCCGCAGGCTGGGACGAGCGGGTTTACCGCAACATTCCGCGTTACCGCCCTCAACCGAGGTGCAGGCGATGTCATCATCACACCGACAACCAGCTCCATCCAGGGCGATACTGACTTGACACTGACAACAGGGCAAAGCACCGACATCCAATCGGACGGCACCAACTATGTCTATACCCCTGGCATTGTGCCAGCGACGGGCTGGCCGCAAACGCTGACCACCGCTGCATCGACGAGCGAAGTCTCACCGGTGAAGATCTGTGGGATTGGCCTCTTGACGGACGATTGCTACTACATCTACGTGCACTCCAATGGCACGCCGACGATCCGAGGGGTACGGAACGGCGTCGAGAACGATCTGAACATTGAGGTGGTGATTGGATCAGGGAGGCAATGGATACTCAAAGATTCATCGGGCAATGTGATTGTGCAGATCGAGCCGGGGGCGTCCGGCATGGGGAGCAAGTACACGTTCGGCGCGAGCTATCGCCCTATTAAGTCGATCTGGTTCGGTGCGGCAAACCTGTACGGGGATGGGACGAATTGCCCGACTGACCCAACAGCGGTGACGATCAACAGCGGCCCGAAGATTCCGACCTTCATCTGTGCGGATAACAACGGCTCACGCCTGACTGGGGCGGTGAAAATGCCTGATTCCTACGACGGCGGCACGATCACCTTAACCCATGTGTACATCCAGACGGCGGCTGATACGAACGCCCTACACGGCGATGTCGCGGCGCAATGCCGAGGGAATGGGGCTGTGGTCAATAGCACCTGGGGTACCGAGATTGCGATTGATGATGCGGGGGTGACGGGTGGAGCGAGGAACGATTTCACTGCCAGCGCCGCTATTACCCCGAACGGAACCTGCACGGGTGCGCCGATGCTCTATTGGTATTACGAACTCGATGCGGCAGGGACTACCACGGCAGCCGCCACGCTGCATCATGTGGGCTTCATGATGGAATACAGCGTCACGAGCTGGAGCGACTAATGCGGACATTTGTAGCCGCCTGCCTCATCATTCTACTGGTGATGCCCGCGCACTGGGCGCACGCCGCGATTACCGAACTGTCGGGCCAACGCAACACCGCGTCTGAATGTACCTCGTGTGATTCACTGGCGCTCGCCTATCCCGGCAATGTGACGGCTGGCAATCTGCTCGTCGTCGGCGGGAACGCCTACGACACGGGCGGGACTACGGGGTATTCCGTGACGGACTCGGTAGGGACGAGCTACACGGTCTATGCGTGTACGGCGCTCACCGCGAGCTCGACCGCGACGCCGTTCATTGCGGTCGGGATTGCCCCGTCAAGCGGGTCCAATACGGTGACGGTGAATCCCACACTGGACGCCAGCGCGAATCAAATTGTGTTTGGCATTGGGGAATTTTCCGGGACGGCTACGAGCAGTATCCTTGATGTCAATGGCGGGTCTTCGACAGGGACCAGCACGAGCCCGTCAGACGGCATCACGACCGCATCGGCGAACGCCCTCATTCTTGGGCTGGTGGGGTTTCAAACGTCGGCTGGCGTGACCCCTGGCGGAAGCTACACGCAGATTTCTGAAAATCAATCCTCCTTGGACGCCTTCAATTTACTGTATCGAGTCGCAACCACGGCCACGGCGTATACGGTGGACTGGACGCTCGGCACGAGCCAAGCCTGGTCGGCCTGTACGATTAGCATTAAGGCGGCTGTTGCCACAGGACGGCATGCCATGCCGATGGTGCTGCAATGATGGTAGTTTTTCTGCTTGTGCTACTGGCGATGCCTTCGCTCTCCGGGGCGACGGCCTATTACCTGTCTCCCACTGGGTCCAACTCCGATAACGGGCTGACGACGAGTACGCCCTGGCTTACCTTTACGTATGCGTTTGCGAATAGCTCATGTGGTGATGTGTTGTTCCTTATGGATGGGACGTACGGGGATGGGACGAGCACGGGGAAAATAAACCTCACAAGCCGTGTGTGCACGCAAGGCGCTGAATACACCATTACATCATTGAATGAACGCAAGGCCAAGATCTTCGACAATGGCACAGGTTACGCCGTCAGGATACAGAACAGTGCCTATATCCGTATTTACGGGCTTTATGGTCGGTCGGCGGATAACAACTACGTGACGGACGCGGCCACAGAACTAGGATTTCCGTTCGCCGCGTCCGGGAGTCACCATATCGAATTCAGGAATAACGTGGGGGCCAATCCAAACAGGTACGGAAACACACACGTCTTCCACACGATCAACTCGCAAGATATCTTATTTGAAGGGAATGAGGGGTATACCTTCGGGCGTCATTGCGTGATGGGGTTCACCTCTCAGCGGGTGACTGTGCGGCAGCAATACTGCAACCCACGAGGCGGGAAGATTGCTGGGGGGTTCAGCGAGGGCGGGGCGGCCCTGGGCAGCGGAGACGCGCTATTTACGTTTTACCCCTGCAAGGATTGCATCCTTGAGAATTCAATCGCGGATGGCACGGAAAGCCCCATGTACATGAGTGGGCTGAACGCGAACTACGGGGGCAGCATCCTGATGTCTGGGGCGAAAATCTTGGGGTCAATTTGCTACAAGTGCAATACTGCGAACGCCATTCACCCATACAGCCGAACCGCCTCCGGGATCAATTACAGCCCCCAGAATTTCACCATCAAACACGTCGCTATCGTGGACTGGGGATCACTCTCTAGAGCAATCAGATGCGAGTCTTGCGTTGCCGGGACCATCGACCATGTGACGGTTCTCGGAGCGGGTACTACTGGCAGCGGAATCTACGCGGAGGATTCCGCGACCGGAGCCACACCGGCGGAAAACTCGATCACGATTACGAATACACTGGTCAAAGGTGTGACATCCACAGGGTTTCAGATTTCTGGGCATGATACATGGAGTGGAGACCGACTAATTTCCTACGGCAATGGCGCTGCCTATTCTCCGGTGCTTCCGTCCAATTGGACGAATGCCGCTACGACAGATCCGGGCATAGGGACCTGCAAACTCTGGATACCGGACGGCGCCGCAGCAAAAGGGGTAGGATCAGATGGCAGCGATATCGGCGCGACGATTCTTTACCAATACCGCGACGGGGTATTGACCACAACGCCGCTTTGGGACCCGGTGACGGGAGCATTCCCACATGGGGCCGCAACGGATGACGGGATCAATAGAGTGGCGGGGGCCTCGGTACACGATATCCATACGCGCCTGAATGTGAATGCGGGCGGGTGTTCGTTCCCTGCCGGGTATGGTGGCGGTGGGGGGGCTACCACCGTGGTAAAGGGAACCACGGCGGCCTCTTCACTCGTCACAACGGCGACTCCCCTATCATGGAATCACACTATTACGGCAAGCCAAGATCAGCTCTTGGTGTGTGTAGGGTTGCGTGACAATGCCGGGAATGTCGGCTCGGTCTCAGGGATTGATGTCAGCGGGTCGGCTATGACGCTGGTGAAGCGGCAGGTGACGGCCCCGGCGTATCGGGCCGTTGAGCTGTGGAAACTGGCGTCCCCTACAAGCGGCGTGAGAACGATCGCGGCCACATTAACGGGGGCCATTTCCGGGGCTCTCGGTCGGTCGATGGAATTTGACTCGACCAGTGGCCTAGGTACGGAGGTTGGTGGGTCCACGCCTGGGCTTGCGGGGTCCTTGTCCGTCACGGTGGCAACGAACGTGAGCGAACTCGTTGTGGATTGCACGGTCTCGTCATCTGGCGCGACATTCACGCACGGACCAGACCAGACCGGGTATGACAGTTTAGCGCATAGCACCGTCTCGCTCAGGCTGGAAGCCTCCACGCAGAATGGGCAGCTTGGCGGCGTAATGTCCAATTCGACGGGGAGCAATGTCTACCAAGCGAAAATCGCAGTATCGCTGATTGCGGGGACGCCTGATCCTGTGTCTGGCGCGATCCTCACAGGGACGCAGTACCAAGTGTTTAACGGCTTCGGAACTGAGTTGTCTGTCGGGCAAGCAGTCGCGAAGAATACTCAGGCCAGGCTGAGGCCGGAAGGGTTTGCGCGTATTCGTGGAGAGATAGAAGCGAGCGTCGATGTATCCGCCCCGTTCACCCCGGCCCTCTATTGCAGTCTCAATGGCGGTGGGTATACGCCGGTCTTGGATACGTTCGGGTCTAACGTGTTCCGCTATTACGGCCCAGGCCCAGAGTCGAGCGAAAATCCTATCCCCCCAACTGGAAGCGGGGTGTTGCAAAAGCTCAATACCGGGCAGTTCCGTGGTGGGGTCGTGTTGCGGGATACGACAACAGCGTATGTCGTTTCATCACTCAGCCCCGGCGAACGAGTCGAGATGGAGGCGGCAGTGCAATTCACCGCAACGGCGAATGATGTGATAGCGTGTCGCTGGTACAACAGTAACGGTACGGCGCTGGTCTATGGGGCGAACGGTACGGCGTCGATACTCATCACCCAACCAGGCGCCATTGCAGGCTATTAAATGACCATCCAATACTGGCAGACCAAGTGTAAAGCCTGTGGGCGGGTCCTGGAAAAGGAAACGCTCACGTCACCATGGAAGTGCTGGGGGTGCGAATGGACCACGGAGGATGCGAGCCGGAACCATCGATGGGATGGCATCAGTCAGAAACCGGGTGAACGGACGGGGGAACATTTATGAGTGAAACGCTGGCCGAGTTCATTGCGCGGCATGAGTGCAGGGCGGGCAAGCCTGATCTGAGAATGTATCTCGATTCGCTGGGCATCGAAACGATTGGCTACGGCCACAATCTCAGGGACAAGCCGATCACGAAGACGGCAGCGGATCAGATCTTTCGAGATGACTTGACGGACATCCAACTTGAAGTGACCCATGCCTTTCCGTGGTACGCGGATCTGACACAGCCTCGGCAGTGGGTGATTCTCGACATGACCTTTAACCTTGGGCTGGCTGGCCTGAAGAAGTTCGTGAAGTTCCTGCAAGCGGTGGAGATGGGCAACTACGACACGGCAGCCGATGAAATGCTCGATAGCCTCTGGGCCAAACAGGTGAAGAGTCGGGCGCTGGAATTGGCTGGCATGATGCGCGGGAGTGCCGAGACATGACAACGGGAATCATTGAGGGGCTCATTCTGGCGGCGATTACCTCGGTCGGTGTGGTGGCCTGGTGGGGACTGAAACGGATCATTGATGCCCTCGACAAGATCGACGCTCGGCTTGGACAGATCAACGGACGAGTTGGTAAAATGGAAACGTGGCAGGGGATGCACGAACGACAGGATGATGAACGTCACGAACATATTGATAAAGCGACCGATGCCCTATGGGTCGCGGTGCGAGGGAGGTGAGGTATGGGATTTTTTGAGTGGATGACCAGCGCGAGCCCTGGGGGGCAAGTCGGGCAAGCGGCAAAGGACGCGATTGCGGGTGTCTTCGATGGTGTCGGGAAGATCATCGACGAGTTCCACGTCTCATCTGAAGAGAAAGTGCAGATGAAGATTGCCCTGGCCGAGCAGAAGCTGAAGGCCGTGGAAATCATGGTCAGTGATGTGCAGAATGCCAGAGCCATGCAGATCCAAACCAAGAGCCTCTGGCCTGGTCTGATTTCAGCCGTCATCGTGCTCGGGTTTTTCGGGGGGAGTATCTATGTTCTCGTCAATGGCACCCCGAAGGAGCTGGATGAGCTGGGCAAGCAGATTATCAACATGAACAGTGTCGCCCTCATCTCGGGCTTGTCTGCGGTGATTGGCTATTGGCTGGGCTCTAGTGCGAGCAGCGAATCGAAGAATCAGATGCTCTACCACTCCACGCCCACGGAGAAGAAATGAAACCTCCTCAACGACCGTGGCAGAACTGGGTGAGTATCGATCTGTTCTTGCTCGTGCTCATCGCGCTCTGCCTGCTCGGCCTCACGGTTTTGGCTATCCTCATCCCGTTTAAGGCGAACGCCGGGGGGTGTTTAACGATTGATGTGCCTCCTGGTGCGGTGGTCAATCAACCGGACGGTGATACGTTCCATCTCTTCGCGTTTCAGCCGGGTGGGGTGGTCAAGATTCGGGTCGAAGGAGTGAACACACCAGAGCGGAATCAGTCGGGATGGGCTGAGGCTAAAGCCTTTACGAAGGATTGGCTGGCGAAGGGGCCGTTTCGCATTGCGACTTGTGGGAAGCCCACGATTGATCGGATCGTCGGCAAGGTGGAGCGAGGCGGCAGGACACTCGCGCACGATCTTATTGAGGCAGGATACGGACGGTAAGGAGGCGCTATGCCGGGTGGGTACCTAGGAACCGTTGGATCAACCGCAGACTTTACGCTCACGCGGGATCAACTGATCGAGGAGGCGTTTAAGTCGGCTGGGTTGTGGGCTGAAGGGGAAGGGCTGACACCGGAACAGCTCAACGTCGGGATCGTGAAGCTCAGTCTGATCGTTCGGGAGGTGGACCATTCTGGGAATTGGGTCTGGACGGTTCAGCAGCCGTCTCATCTGGCCCTTGAAGCGGGGGTCGGGGTGTACGACGTACAGAATGGGCTGCCGAATAACATTTCTGAAATTGTGTCGGCAGTGTACCGGGCGAAGGATGGGCGGGACTCAGCGCCGCTCAAAATACTGAAATCGGAAGGTTACGAAGCCATTCAAGATAAACTGGGCCATGGAGAGCCGCACGCTGTCTACTTAACCACTGACACACGGTTAGAGCAGCGTCGGCTCTACGTCTCTCCCTACTTATCCAGCGTCACCGCTCAATCGCAGGTGGAAGGCACCGATGGGAATATCTATAAGTGCATCTACCCGCATACCGCCTCGGCAACCAATAAGCCGGTCGATGGCGCGAATTGGCGCATGGTGTGGGAGTTGAGTGCTGGCGCCACAACGACATGGGCGCTCGGAACGGCATACACGGCGGCAGAAGCAATCCGCCTGGTCATCAAGCGCCCAATCTTTGATTTCGCCAGCGCCAGTACCACGCCGGACTTCCCGATCTCGTGGCCTCGGTTATTGGTCACACGGCTCGCCATTGACGTCGGACAGGTGTATCGTATCCCGCAAGGACAGATGGAGATGCTGGCGGCGATGCTCAAGGGGAGCTTCACGGATATCTTCCCGAGCACCAGGCCGAAATCGAATGATATTCACAATAAGGTACAGTTCTTCTAATGGCTGATTGGCAAGAGATCCCACTGGTAACGCAAGCCTACGAAAGCGTGGACGACGTGGAAGTCGATCAGCTCAACGCCACGATCATTGACGCAATCCCGGTTCTGGTCGGAGACAAGATCCACTTGCACAAACGGTTCGGGCTGCAAGAGTTTGTGGACCTTGGCACAGGGCAGCCGGTCGATGGGCTGTACTGGTTTGATCGGGGGCGTGTGGTGATTGCGGTCAGTGGCGGACGGGTGTTCAAGATCACGGATGGGCTCGGAACAACCGTTGAGCTCATTGGATCAACGGCCTTGCGGAGCAACTCCACTGTGACCTTTACGAGCGATGCGACCCGCGTGCTCATGGCAAACGGGGGGCGAATGGTGCACACGGACCTCGCCTCATTGACGACCATGGCCGATACTGACGCCCCAACCGATGTTACCCATGTGACCTCCGTCGATCAGTACGCACTGGCGAACGATGCCGGGTCAGGCGTCATCATGTTTTCCGATTTAACGGATCTGACGGGCTGGCAAGCCCTGTCTCTCTTCACGGCGGAATCGAAGCCGGATGATGTGGTCGCCATTGCCGAGGGGTTTAGGGAAATCATCGCCCTCGGGCGTGAGACGGTCGAATTCTGGGTGAACGATGGACAAAACCCGTTTTCTCGTATCAATGGCTCAGCGCAACCGTTTGGAACCGTTGCCCCTCACTCGTTGGCGCTGGTGGGGTCTACGTGGATGTGGCTCGATCATAAACGGAGATTTGCAACCATGCAGGGGCGGCAGGTCGTCAATGTCTCGTCGCCATACGACCGGCTCATTCAGCGGTATCAAGCGGTCGATAACGCGATAGGGTACGCGGTGTCGATGGAGGGGATGCCGCTCTATGTGCTCAATTTCCCCACGGTCGATGAAACATTAGTCTATAACTACGTAACGCAGCAGTGGCACAAATGGGGGTACTGGGATTCGGCGGCTGGTGCCTACGAGCGGTACCGTGGCGCGTCCTATTGCTACGCCAGCTCGTTCAGTCTGCATCTCGTAGGCGATCACTCGAATGGGAAGATTTACAAGGCCGCTCGGTCGATCTACAGCGACAACGGGAATCCGATTCGGAGCTTGTTGCGGACGGGCCATATTAGCCACGGCTACGGGGGTGATAAGCAATCCGATATCGTTCGGCTGCATGTCAAGCGTGGGGTCGGCAATAGTGCGGCGGAGAATCCACAGATTATGATGCGGCGGCGGGTGAACAATCGATCCCAGTTTGGGAATGAACGCTGGAAGAGCTTGGGGCGCGTGGGGCAACAGTACCCATTTATCGACTGGGGACCGAACGGAACCTATAAGACGTGTCAATACGAATTCGTTCATTCGGATAATTCCGATCTTGTGATTATGGGGGCGAAGGAGTATGTGTCGCCGTTGGCGTAATGGCTAAGCAAGTCCGTAAACCACCGAGTCCCGCCGACCATCAAGACCCGCGAGCACGGGAGTATTTTGACGCGGATGTGTATGACCAACTCAGGATGGCGAACAAAAAGACGGTGGATCTCCCCAGTATCAACGCGGGTGCGACTGCAACCTTTACGATCACGGTCGCTGGCGCACTGGCGGATGAGGGGCAAACTGTCGAGTATGGCCTTCCTGGTGGGTGGAATAGCGGGTTGCAGGTGACGGCATGGGTCAGCGCGGACAATACCGTAACGGTCGCCGTGTACAATACAACTGGCGCACCAATCGATCTTGGGGCAGGAACCTATAGCGCGAGGGTGCATCCATGAAGGCAGAGCTTCTGCAAGCCACTGACGTGCTGGCGTGTGAAGACGAAGAGAAACAACGCATTGAAGCGGCGCTGGTGAGGGCGGGCGGTGCAATCACAAAGGATGAACAGATCAGGCACACCATCGTTCAGCTTGAAGACAATATCCGTACATTTAAGCAAGCGCATGGCATCCCTGATCCTGAGTGCCCACTGACTCATACCTTTGCGCCAGGGGCGTATGCTAGGACCATCTTTATTCCAAAGGATACGCTGGTGGTGGGGAAGATCCATAAGCATGCCCATTTGAATATGCTGATGGTGGGGCGAGTGCTGGTGGCGACGGAGGAAGGGCCAGTGACCTACGAAGCGCCGCGCGTGATGGTGTCGAAGTCTGGGACGAAACGTGTGGTCTATACCTGCACGGATACGATCTGGACAACAGTGCATGTGACCGAAAAAACAGACATCGAGGAGATTGAGGACGACATTATCGCCAAAGATTACGCATCACTGGATGCGATGCAGGACACGGGCGTCCTGCAAATCATGCAGCAGATACGGGAGGAGATCGCACCATGAGCTTTGTAGCTGTAGCGGTCGGTGGCGTGGCCTTGAAGATGGGCGGTGACTACCTCAGTGGCTCAATGGCGGCCAATTCTGAAAAGAAACGGGCCACCAATATCATGAACGCCATGGAGCGGAGTGGCCAGTATATCGACAGCGCCACGAGAGACGCCAATAAAACCGCGTTCGACATGAACGAGCGGGCGCGTGGCGACCTTGCGCCGTTCCGTGGGTATGGGGTGCAGGCCGGGGACACCTTGGCAAGTATGCTGTTTGGTGGGCGCAATGTAGATGACGTCCTCAAGGAGAGTTCGTTGTTTAAGTTCCAGTCAGAGCAGGGCTCGCGCAATATCAACCGGGAACTCTCGGCAAGGGGGCTCTACGGGTCAGGGGCTGGCCTAGAAACGCTGGCTCGCTTTAACAATCAGCTCGTCGCAGAAGAGGGCCAACGGTTTACAGATCGACTGTTCAATATGACACAGCTGGGCCAAGGCGCGGCCACGAGCATGGCGGCAGGGACCAATAACACAGGCCAGTTTATGGGGGGGAACATTTTCAATGCTGGTATGAACAAGGCCAATATGTATCTGGATGCGTCGATGGGGGCAGCGGGAGCCAATGCGCGGGCCGGGCAGATTATGGGATCGACGTATGGTGGCATGATGAATACCGCCGGGGATACCGCGTTGGGGTTTGGACAGATGGGGATGTTCAACTCGATGATGGGCGGCATGGGCGGGAAGGGTGGAGCAGGGTCATCAAAAACTGGCAACGTCCCGATGTTTGATTTTGGCATGACGTGATCGCGCCGGCAGGAGGAGCGTTATGGCGAGCTTACTTGACTTTGACGGGATTGGGCGCTTGGCGCTTGGATTCAAGAATTTAGAGGAAACTCGTCGTCGGAACGACATCGACGAAGGGCAGTTGCAAAATGAGCAAGGGCGGCTCGCGCTCGCAACCCAGCAGGCGCAGCATGCAACCGTGTATCGGGCCTTCGATGAAGTCGATAAGCTCGCGGGCACGCCAGCCTTTTCGACCCCGCAACAGCAAGCCAAGCTCCGCTTTCTCCAAGCGAAAATGCTCAAGGATGGGCTCGGCGTAGACTTCCCCGTGCCGTCAGAGGAAGAAGTGCTAGGGAACATGGATGCGTTCACACGCAATGTGAAGCTCATGCGTGGAGGCGGCACCCCAGAGGAAAAGCAGGAGGCGTTTCATCAGTTAGCAATCGGGTCCCCTGATTTTGGCCATAAGCTCTTAACCACGATTAAGCAGAGCAACGAGCTGAGCGTACAGAATGAAGAACTCCTCGCCAAGCTGGATCTCCATAAAGCGAAATTGCATGCCATGGCGCAGAAATCGAGTCGATTGGCGTTGCAGCAAGGGCTCTTTAGTGAACATATGGGGTCCCTCGCACAAACCATCTCACTTGTAGACCATCCGAAATTCAAAGAGCACGCAAATAAGATGTTCGGCCTGAGCGAACAAGCTCGACAGGTCTACCTGAAAGCAAACCCGCAATTTGAGAAAGAATTCACGCAGGCCATGCAGCCGCACCTAGAAAAGATCGGCGCGGTGGGCCCTGAATTTGAGCAGGCCCTTGGAGAAGATGTTCGGCCTCGTGCCCTGGCCGCGCTCGATCAGGAAATCGATGCACGCATGCAAGCCAAGAACGAGGCGATTGAGCGGGATGGCGTGGCCCCTGTTGAACTGGGCGAGGAAATCGCTGGGTTGGAGGTTGTTCGCAAGGCCCGCACTATCCAGCACGCCTGGATGCGCGACCCGTTCAATAAGGCCAAGCATACCGCGATGCTCAAGGCGCAACAAGATATTCGGATCGTCTCTGACGTGGCCGGGAAGACCATGACGGGGATACAAAACGAACGCATGGGGTTGCTTCAGCATAAATTTGACGCGGGGCAACAGGAGAAGCTGGCGTCCGACCATGCTTTTGAAGTCTTCCACCAAAAGATCAAGGAAGGCCACGGGGAGGACGATGCGGCGGTACTGGCCGGGAAATCTGTGTCGGAGAAGTACCCGAATGTGCCATACGGGGCCAAGGACCTGAAGACGCATAAGCCGCTAGTGGAAGTGAAGAACATTCAAACGCAAGAGAAGGCTGAAGCCAAGACGGTCGGTGAGGGGTTTGGCGGGCAGTACATCGCCTTGCAAAAGGCCGACATGGATAGCCGATCGAAGATCGCCAAGTATGACAGGATGGATCAGCTCCTAACCGGCATGCAAACGGGCAAGCTGGAACCAGCCAAGACGGTCGTGCAGGCGGTGGCGGAATCGCTGGGGTTCTCTGTGGACAAGTCGCTTCCGTCGAAACAGGCCTTCCAGGCGTTATCTGGCGAAATCGCGCTGTCGCTTCGTAGTCCGGCCGGCGGGGCAGGGATGCCAGGGGCGCTGTCGGATAAGGATCTCGCCTTCCTACAGAGCATGACCCCTGACCTTGCGAAAACGGCAGAGGGCAACAGGCTCATCATTGAGACTGCTCGCAAGCTCGGGAAGCGAGACCAGGACGTCGCGAAGATGGCGCGGGAGTACCGGAAGAAGCATGGGCAGCTTGACGAGGGATTCTTTGATAGGCTGGACGAGCATTCTAAGGCCAACACGCTCTTTCAAAGCAAGGCGACACAGCAAGGTAAGGCGGCCCAGCCTCAAGCGCAACAGTTCATCGAAACCCGCACCACAAAGGATGGGCGCAAGCTCGGGAAAACAGCAGACGGTAAAATCGTGGAGATTAAATAATGGGCCTTCAAGAAGATTGGGACGGGGCCACGCCGGACCTTGCGGACGAGTGGGACCAAGCGGCGCCTGATAGCCAGAGCGCAGAATCGCAGGTCCAGGCCACCCCAGAGCCGTCCATTGGCGCCGTGGCCATGAATGCAGTCCCGAAAGGCGTGGCCAATCTTCTCAATACGCCACATACGATCAACGGGCTGGTACTGCGCGGACTCGCCTCGCTGCCAGGGCTCGATACGTTGCCTGAGATGAAGCAGTTCCTGCAAGGGATGGCGGATCACCCGGCATTCAATAAGAACCGCCCAATGGATTTCATGAAGGCAATCGGGGCGGTAAAACCAGAGAATGAGCCGCAGACCGGCCCACAGCGGGTTGTGGATATGGCGATTCAATCCGCTATTGGATCGGCTGTGATTCCAGGCGGCGGGGCGGTGGGCATGGCCAAGCAGGCTGGGCTAGGGTTTACGAGTGGGGCGGCGGCGCAAGGCACGAAAGAATGGACCGGCTCAGATTTGCTGGCCAGCGTTGTAGGTATGGCCGCTCCTGTTATGACGAAGATGGCGGCGGATGCAGTCTCTAGGGGAGGAAAGAACATCCTCTTGAACAAGACTGCCAAAATGACACTGGAAGAGGCTCGTACGCATGGCTACGTTGTAGAGCCGTCTCAGGTCAGACAGCCAACGAGCAAGCTCGAAACGATTGCAGGAAAGGCCGCGATTGCGCAGGAAGCGTCTTTGCGAAACCAAGGCGTCACTAATCGGTTAGCGGCTCGTTCGCTCGGGCTACCTGATGATACGCCTCTTTCCATGAGCGTGATTGAGGAAGTTCGGAAACGAGCAGCCACGCCATATCAGGATGTGGCGAAACTCATCCCTGGCGGACAACTGCAAGGCTTGAAAGTGTCGTCTGTGAGAAAACAAGACATGCTGCCCGGTCCTGCTACTGGAATGAAGGTCACGAAGCAGCAAGGCCCTCCTCCGACAACTGGCGTAGCCGTTCGAGAAATACGAGACGATGTAGGGAATTTGATCGGCATGAAAACCGTTAAAACGTCTGAAGGGACGAAGGGGGCCCTTGAAGGCATGCGAGCAAAAGTGACCTCTCGCGGTCAAGACGTGCCAGGTCCACTGCAAGGCATGCGGGTCAATGTGCAGGAGATGCGAGGCGGTATTCCACTGGAAGAGCTGAAGCAAGCGAGGAATGACGCAACGGCTTTCTACCGGCACTACGACCGTTCCGCTGACCCCTCGTCATTGAAAGCCGGGAAGGCGGCTATGGCAAAAGCCCATGAGCTTGAAGCGGAGATCGAAGAGACGGTGACTCGGCTCGGTCGGCCAGAGCTTATCGATCGACTACGGGATGCTCGCCAGCTCATTGCGAGAACGTATGACGTAGAGCGTGCCCTGAATCTTGGGGATGGAAATATCTCGGCTCAGATCATCGGACGAATGGTTGACCAAGGGCGTCCACTCACAGGAGAACTCGCCGCTATTGGGAAGTTCGCGCAAGCCTTCCCGCGAGTTACGCGGGACGCGTCCATGATCCCCCCTCCTGGTGTGAGCGGAACCGATGCCGCTATGTCGGCAGTGCTCGGGCTCAGCGGGGCGTCGGCCTCTGGGAGTGTGAGCGGATTAGCCGCCGCAGGCCTACCGTTGCTTCGCAATCCAGCAAGACGACATCTGCTCTCTGAGAAGTATCAGGAAATGCTCCTACAGCAACCGTCTCGGTTCACCGTCACTATCCCAAAATCAGCAGCGCGCGCCAGTGCGCTCATGACCGGGAAAACTGTGCTCGACAATGCGGAGGAGTAAATGACAGCACAACGTATCCAACTCGGCCCCTTCTTCGACCAAGGCGCGATCTGCCCAGCGGCCCAGCTCGAACACTATGAAGCCGGGACCAGCACACTCAAGAATATATGGTCGGACGCGGCGCAAACCACGCCCCTCGCGCAGCCGTTTATCAGTGACGCCAACGGGATCTTTAACTTCTTCGCCGATGGCAATTACAAGCTCATCATCAAGAAGGCTGACGGCCAAGTACTGCTTACGCTGGATAACTGGAAAATTATCGATCCCGCGCAGCAAGCCTTTTCGGCGGGTGCAGCCGTCCCGACATCCTCCAATATGTCTATCGGGGATGCGACATGGGCGCACTGGACCGGCTCCACCAACGTCCAAACCCTCTCAGGTACCGCGCTCTTCTATTGGGCGGTGGCCGATGGGAATTTTACGTTGGTCCATTCGGCGTCACTGATCTGCCCTGATTCGAGAAATCGCAAGGTGCTGGCTGGCGATGTGCTCTTTTTTATTCAGGAAGCTTCGCTCGTCTGGCGGCTGTCGGCTCACATGCAGAAAGAGGGGGGATGGACTGGGAGACAATGCACCACCGTTGCTGCATCGGCTACCCTCACCGTTCCAGCGGACGGAGATTTCATTGAGGTGACAGGGGCGACGACCATCTCAGCCGTCAGCCTGGCCTCGGCTGGATATCGATTCCGGGCGAGGTTTACCGGGACCGGGTTAAATTTGACCCATCACGCCACGTCCATGATTAGCCCATGGGGGTGTGACTACCGCACATCCCCGAATGAGATTATCGAGTTTCAATCGCTCGGTAGTGGCAATTGGATCTTCTATTCGCTGAATGGGCCAAAGGACATCACGGGCACCTCTATTGAGTGGAACTCCACCACGCTCCAAGCTGGCTATCTCTGGGAGAATGGGCAAGCGGTCAGTCGCACCGATTTCTCGGGGCTCTTCCAGAAAATCGGCACACAGTTCGGGGCGGGAGACGGAAGTACAACATTTAATGTTGGCGATGCTCCAGGGCGCGTTGTCATATGTGTGGATGGCTCCGCCAATCGGATCACCTCGGCCTCAACAGGTGGAGCCAACGCCGATACGCTTGGCGGGACGGGAGGATCGCAAACCCACACCCTAGTACTCTCAGAGACACCATCAAACAGCGTGAACTACACGGCAGTGCGGAACGTCGCAGGCGCGGTCTGCGCGGCGGGCAGCGACAAGGGCGAACAGACGAACGCATTGAACGTCGGCGGCAGCAACGGGGCTCACAGTAATACACAGCCCTGGATTGCCAAACAGAAAATGATCCGCTTCTAACGGAGGAGTACCGATGGCGACCATCACTGTCAACCCTGACCAATCCCTGACTCTCGCACTGACCACGGATGAGCGCGTGACATACGACGGCCTGCCAGATGGGCAGCTTGCTAACTATATTGAGATATGGCTCAGGGAGCGGTTTAATAGCGTGTGGGGGTCACGCCTCGCGGGCATGACCATACCGCAGAAGCGTGCCCTGATCGATTTGATACGGGGCACCCTACCGCCAGCTGAATAGGCGGTCAGTAGCAGTTCGTGTAGATGTAACTGCCGACCACGTTACTCGTGCATCGCTGTGACCTCTGCGGCACATAGGACGGGAGCGGATCTGACCCGACAGGCGCTCTATAGCGAGGTTCAGTATAGAGCGGTGGGGTATACGCCGGGGCTGCCAGTCTCCCCATATTCATCATGCCATACGCCTGCATCGCGGCAATTCTCCGCTCATGTCGCCGCTGATCTTCCTGGGCTTGCTGTGATGGCGAGAGCGTTTGATACCATTCGGCGTACTGGTGCCCATCAAGATCCCATGCGCAAGATGTCACGAGCAACAGGCTGATACTCAATAAGAGCGTTTTCATAAGGCCCTCCTTGTTGCTTCTACATCTAGCACGTCTCGTGCCTCTCCATACCCTCACAATATCACGCACATAGCATGGTAGCCTGTCTACTAAACCGCCACATGGGGCGCCATTGCGCCCCACTGCCGCGCCGTCAGTGCGCCTCGCCATTCCTAACATCTTGATAAACCACACAGTTATTTCTGGCACCGACCTTGCTGTATGCCCTAGCATTACAAATTGGAGGTGGTGGCGGGGTTCACCAACCCGGAGTATTGGGCACTGGAGCAGATTTTGAAGTAGTTGGGTCTTTCAAAAGAAAGGGGGTGACGATATGGTGACATATGACGAGCATTTAGAATGGTTGATCCGTGAGGAGCGCGGGGCCAGGGCGGAACGGCAGGGGTTTACGGATCGCAAGACCTTTCCTCATTGGACTGGGCCTATTCGCTTCTCCGGTGAGGCGTACGAGCAAGATCGGTATGACATTGGGTTCTACACCGCCGCGACCAAGTTGCAGTTCGAGCCGAAGAAGGAGGAGGTGTGATGGGCAACAAACAATGGGTACGATAACGAATACCTCTATGCTGATGCGAAAATCCAAGACGAGAAGGAGAGATAATGAAAACAATATCGATACAGTTCGCGTGGAGTATCTACTTAAAGCTCAGGGACGAGGGCGCCAAGCTCAGGGACGAGGGCGCCAAGCTCAGGGACGAGGGCGCCAAGCTCTGGGACGAGGGCGCCAAGCTCAGGGACGAGGGCGCCAAGCTCTGGGACGAGGGCGCCAAGCTCTGGGCCGAGGGCGCCAAGCTCTGGGACGAGGGCGCCAAGCTCAGGGACGAGGGCGCCAAGCTCTGGGACGAGGGCGCCAAGCTCTGGGACGAGGGCGCCAAGCTCTGGGACGAGGGCGTTATCGAGGCCTACGGCAACGTCACGATTGAATGGAAATCCAGCACGCATTGCATTGTGGACGGGACGGACGAATACAAGGAGGGGAAGTGATGAAAGCCAAAGAACTCAAAGATTGGATTACAAATCTAAAGGTGCAGCGATGAGTACCGTGCATGAAAGGAAACTAAATTATAACGATGCCAAGATTCTGCTTGATAATATCCAGAAAGACGATACGCAGCGAGCATTGAAAATGCCAACGGAGCAAGACGCCATCAACACCATGTTTGAGGCGTGGATACGACTGAAAGAGCTAGGGTGGCGGGATGCATCGTATTGCCCTAAGGATGGATCGATATTCCATGTGATCGAACCTGGCAGCACAGGCATTTTCGATTGTCATTACGAGGGTGAGTGGCCGAAAGGGCGTTGGTGGATACACGCGGATAACGATTTATGCCCAACACGGCCTATTATGTTTAAGGGGAAGCCATGAGCGTACCTGAGCAGTGGATTGACGATGAGGGGTACTATTGCGAGATGTGCGATGCGCCAGTGTATCATCAAAGACTCTGCCGTGAATGCAGTCTTGATGTTATTGACCTCTATGCTGATGCGAAAATCCAAGACGAGAAGGAGGCATGATGGATCACTACGTATTACTCAAGAAGTATATGCGGTTGGTGTTGATCGAAGAGGGGGTCACATTCGTCAATCGCGCAGATAAGGATATGTTTAATCCAGAAGAGCAGCAAGAGCTGAAAAGACTCGATGCCTTGCTAGAGGAGTGGAAGTAATGAAGGTTGAAATTCGATCTCATTTGTCATTTAAGGTGATGTTTGTCCTCGAAACGGAGTCACTACGGCTCGCAGTAGAAGCGGCGGTTGAAAATCGCGTTTCTCTCAGGGACGCTACTCTCAGGGGCGCTAATCTCACGTACGCTACTCTCACGGGTGCTGATCTCAGGGGCGCTGATCTCAGGGGCGCTACTCTCAGGGGCGCTAATCTCACGGGTGCTGATCTCACGGGCGCTACTCTCACGGGCGCTGCTCTCACGGGTGCTGATCTCAGAGACGCTGATCTCAGTGGCGCTGATCTCAGAGACGCTGATCTCAGAGACGCTGATCTCAGGGGCGCTTCTCTCAGGGACGCTAATCTCACGGGTGCTTCTCTCACGGGTGCTTCTCTCACGTACGCTACTCTCACGGGTGCTTCTCTCAGGGGCGCTAATCTCACCCCTATCCGTGATGACATTTGGGCGGTGCTCTCAGCGTCCCCTGCTGAGGTGGCTGAACTCCGGCAGGCCATTCTCGATGGTAAGATTGATGGGAGCACGTACAAAGGGGCCTGCGCCTGCCTCGTCGGGACGCTCGCTAAGGCTCGTCATTGTACCTATAACGACATTCCCTCACTCTCGCCTAATAGCAACCGTCCAGCCGAGCGGTTCTTCCTTGCGATCAAACCAGGTGACACGCCTGAGACCTCGCAAGCGGCCAAGCTGGCGCTGGACTGGATCGATCAGTGGTTGGCGAATATGCGTGGGGCGTTTGCCGGGGTGAAACCATGACGCGCCTGACATGGTTTGAAGGGCTCATCTTGCTCGCCTTCTGGATCGGCGGCTTGACTGCATTTCTTGTCGGCGGCCTCGTGGCGGTGGGGCAACTTCTGAAGGTGCTTCTGGCGTGGGTGCTCTGGTGGGTGGTGCGGGATCTGTGGCGGGAATATCACGAGATGGTACGGACTGAATACTACCGTGAGCAGATCTTTCGCGACTGGAAAGCGAATTCGAGGCGAAAGGGGATGGAGTGATGAGATATTTTCGCTACATGTTTGCCGATAACTTTCTTGGATTGGACCGGCACGATTCCGGCTACCTCGTGAACCGTAAGCCGGTGGTCACGAGGTTTACGCAACCGCGCAACACACAGCGGGTGAAGGCGGCGAGCACCAGGATGGGCGTGAGGTTCGCTAAGAAACTCAAGGAGATGGGATGGTGATGAGCAAAAAGATAAAATGTTTAGGTGGCGAGAAGGTGAGACGCCGTGCCACAACCCAAAGCAACAACACCAATAAGGCCAAGGCGTTGCTCAAAAAGCTCACAAAACTGGGGGTGAAATAATGGGACGACCAAAGATCGGATACGAAACGGGGGAGAGTATCACGATCACAAAACCGTGGGTGGTAAAGCGGATCATCGCGGAGGCCCAAAAGAGCCAGACCAAACCCTCGACGTGGGCAGCGGAGGCGCTTGAAGATTTCATTCTCAAGCATCGCTCGGGGGTGTATGAGGGTGATCGGGCCAGGTTTGAGGCACGAGAGGCGGATCGGACAGCGGACTATTTCTTTTAACTAAATGTGGGTGTTCTTATGGATAGCAAGGCAATTGCACTACTGGAAAAGGCAAACGCGCTCACGGTCAAAGTGGCGCCGGATCGGCAAAAGGCGGCGGACCTATGGGACGCAATCAGAGCCTTTCGGAAACAGGAAGAGGCGAACAAGGAGACAACCTGCCGGCCACTTAAGACCGCCTGGGACAATGCCAAAGTGCCGTTTGATGAGTTTATCAAGAAATGCGAGGCGGCTGAAAAGAAGATGCAGGCGGCGATGAGCGAATGGGACCGTGAGCAGGATCGGCTCGCCAGGATGGAGCAAGCCAAGATCCAGGCGAAGATTGACGCCGACAACGCCAAGAAGTTGGCCAAGGCCGATGAGAAAGGGAAAGATCTCTCAGAGGTGGTCTTGAAGGTAGCGCCGGTGGTGCAGGCTCCACCGAAGAGCATAGAGACGCAAGCGGGGACCACACAAACGAGGACGGTCAAGAAGGTGTACGAACCGAAGGACCTGGACTCACTCATGAAAGCATTCCCGAATCTGTTTGATCTGAACATGCCACGGTTCAACGCGCTGGCCAAAACCGGGATGTTGGATGGTCGGGCCGATGTGACTATACGCGAGGAATACATCTACACACAAAGGGGTTGAAATGAACACGAAACGAGAAGAGTACTTATTGCTCAAATACCTTGGCCCTGAAGGAATCAAGGGCCTTCGTTCCTGCAATGCGATTATCGCAGGCGGTGCGATTACAGCGCTTTTCACAGGGCAGAAGATCCGAGATTGGGACATCTATTTCAGGGATGCGAAAGACTGTCACCAGGCCGTGACGTGGTTTGGAATCAATGGGACATTAGCAAACGAAACAGACACGTCCAAGAGCTACCATCTCGGCAAGCAGGAGAAGCCGTATCAGTTGATTGTCATGCCTGATCTCTTCGGAGATCCGAAAACCATCTTTAATTACTACGATTTCACTGTCTGCATGGCAGCGTACCAATTCCGTGAAGACGGCAAAGAAGAAGGGTTTGTTTTTGGAGACGACTTCTTTAAGCATATCGGGCAACGGAGATTAGTGTTCCATACTGGCACGATGTTTCCGATCTGCTCGATGTTGCGCGTGATGAAGTACGTCAAGAAAGGGTTTTTCATTACGGGTATTGAACTCCTAAAAATCGGCCTGTCAATTCACTCCTTGAAGATGGACAACTACGCCGACTTGCGCCGCCAGTTGCAGGGCATTGATACGGCATTTCTGTCAGACCTAACCGCGCAGATGAAACCGGATGAACCGTTAGGGGTCAAGAAATACATCATGGAAGAATTTATGACCATGATGGAGTATTTTGTCATGAAGCACTATGAGTATTTGGCTATACCTGGATCAGGAGAAGGTGAGGAATAGCATGCTCAGCGTTGATCGCGACAAGCCACGGCACTACGGCGACGACAAGGGCCGGTACTGGTCGGTTAGCCAAGTGTGCTCTGTGGTCTCTGGCGGGTGCGATTACTACGCGCCTGGTGCGGCGGAACGAGGGCAAGACCTGCACGACATCTTCGCGCTCGAGGTGGGCCATTACGCGGGGCTCTGTGACGCGCCTGACGTGCCAGAGCATTACGCAGGCTACTACAAGGCCATGACGGATTTCATCGCATGGACAAAGCCGGTACCGTCGTCAATCGAGCGGATCATGAAGCACAAGACAGGCCCATTTGCCGGACGGCCTGACTTTATCGGATCGATCAACGATGAGTTTGGGGTGATGGATCTGAAGACCGGTGATCCTGAAAAGTGGCACCGGGTACAGATCCACGGCTATCAGAAGATGCTGGATAAGGCGGCGAAGATGTGGCTTTTGTACGTCGGAGCTGATGGGAAATTTCAGTTCAAGCCCGTGAAGCCCAGCGCGAGAGATTGGGCCGCGTTCCAGAATGGATTGTCGATACTGCAATGGCGTGAGGGTGGTTGACTTATCTCTAGGCATGGCGTATTCTTAAGCTACGCTTTACTTGGAGGTTAATTCATGAAGACATGGAAAACATGTAGGAGATGCAAGCAGTTCAAGGGGCCATCTGAAATGAAAAAGGACACGAGAAACAAGGATGGGTACTCTTCTTTTTGCAAAGCCTGCCACCATGCAGCGAGCGTGGCATGGCAAAAAGAGAATCCTGACAAACTTAACGCTACTCGTCGGCTGAGATACGAGCGTAAAAGAATGGAACTCAATGCCGCACGAAGGGCGAAATACACATACGAAACAATGCGGTGGCCGAGGCTTAAGGCTCTCTACGGGGTAACGCGCGAGCAGTACGAAGCGAAGCTATCAGAACAGCGATCAAGCTGTGCAATCTGTGGATCACTAGCAAGCAAATCAAAAAGGATGTTTGCCGTAGACCACGATCATTCATGCTGCGCAAAGACTCCGACTTGCGGGAAGTGCAACAGAGGTCTTCTGTGTCACCATTGCAATGTCTCGCTGCACAGCGTTGAGAGAAATAAGGACTGGCTACGTTCGGTTGTTGAATATCTAAAGATATGGGAGGGGCGCTGTAATGGATGACAAGACAGATAAGACAGGTGTGTATAAGGCTATCGTTGCAGTTCAAGGAGAACTTGCGAAAGAAGGGATTGCGAAAGATAAGACATGCACCCAGGGGGCTACTTATAAATTTAGAGGCATCGACGATGTTTATAATGCATTAGCTCCATTCCTCTCGAAGCATGGGTTGTGTATCCTCCCTCGGATCTTGTCAAAGGAATGCGTGGAGCGAATGTCTAAGAGTGGGTCTCCTCTGTTCTATACAACCATCACGGCAGAGTTCGATTTCGTGTGCGCTGCTGATGGTAGCTCTCACACAGTTAGAACCTATGGAGAGGCGATGGATAGCGGGGACAAGGGTTGCAATAAAAGCATGAGTGCGGCCTATAAATATGCAGTGATCCAAACCTTCTGCATCCCGACGGAAGGCGACAATGACGCGGATGCACACACGGACGAGGTGCTGGCGGCCACTAAACCGTCTGCGGTGCCTGCCGCTCGTGCCGCAAACGCCAAGAAGATGCAAGCCCTGCAAACACCGAAGAAGGCCACGCCGAGCGATGCCGCTCCACCCCTCGACTGGGAAGCCTTCCTCGACTACGCGAGCGACGATCCTGACCGGATGAACGTGATTACCCAGCTCAAAGAGGCGCTCGCAATTGGCATGGTGTCTGACCTGCAAGGTGAGGCTCGGGTGAGCTTCATCAAGGAGTTCCAGCAATCCTGCAAAGATACGGGTGTACCGTGCGAGGAGTGGGTGCCGTCATGAAAAGGGAGATCATAGTAGATCTGCCATACATGTTCATCCTCGATTGTCAAATCCCAAGCGGGAAGAACGCGGTACAGATTACCCGCACGGGCAAGCGGTATCCTGGGAAGCGGTTCAAGGCGTGGCGGGATGAGGCGATGGGGAAGATCCCGTACCCGGTGACTGAATTCTCTGGCCCTGTCACGATGACCGTGGATTATGTCCCTGGCGATAACATACGCCGGGATGTGCCTGGGTTGCTCGATGCCCTGTGCCATTTGATCGAGAAGGTCGGGCTCGTGCGGGATGATGCTCAAGTCAAGTGTGTCCAGTGGACGACGTTTCCCGTACAGCCGAATCGACCGCGTTGTAGCGTCTCGCTGGCGGAGCTTTAACCAAAGGAGGCTAACATGACACGATCAGAACTCAATGCCGAAGTGCAGCGACGAGTGCAGCAGGAAGAGGACACGCACAAAATGCCAGACAGGGAATTGATCGAGTTGATGCTCAGGGTGGAATTGCTGGAGCGGGGGGAGTCAATTGAGGAAGACGAAAGGTAGCGAGACTGGCGAAGCAGGGCGAGTGCGGTACCTAACCAAGGAGGACAACTATGAGTGCATATAATGCAGTGCAGGGCGTTCAGCTTGACAAGCCCAAGACAACTAAACAGGATTCAATAACGACGATAGCGAACGAGGCATTGACTGCTTTAAAATCGCTTGAAGGTAAGATCGAGTATCTAACGGGTCGGATTACGTCTAACCCTATTCCTGAAGCATCCATAGCTGGTTCACCACCGAACTTCGGCGTGCTTGAAGCAACGGTTGATATTCGTAACTTCTGCATCCGTCTTCATGCACAGATTGATAATTTGAACGAGATTTTGTAACGCATAGTTCAAGCGAAGCACGGCGAGGGGCGCCACCGTGGGGGAGAGCCGAAAGGTGAATGAACCCTAGCAGTATTTCTACTGTATAAGTCGCCCTCGCCACTTCACAGGGAGCATGAAGGGAGGTGATAGCAATGAGCACAGTGGCATGCAGTCATCCTGTTCGTATGTCTCAACAGTATGGTGGGTATATTTGTCAATACTGTGGGGCGTACATGCCTCAAGGGGGCGGCGCAT